TGTCTTGAAATCCATCCTTCATATTATGGATACGGCGGCGGCGGTGAAGGGGTGGGGGAGCGTGACGATCCAGTTTCAGGCGGGTGTGTTAAAAACGATCCGGGAGGAAAAAACGATAACGGAGGAAAAGTGAATACAGAAATTAAGGATTGTGATGTAAAAAATTGCCCGTGTTGCAATGCGATTACGCGGAAATATGCAAAACCGAATTGCATGCAGACTCACAACAATAACGGAGAGCTCGATTTTTTTATATTACAATGGAAATGTGATGCCTGCGGATGCGAATGGATTCATGGGCAGTTTATGGTGAAGGCAAATAATAAGTCGCCCCCCCCCTTCATCAGCATCCATGAAGGTGGAAAAATGACAATAGATGGACGCGGATTCGAAGTATTGAGCGTGACGGAATCCGGTGATCGATCGAAAGGGAGGTACACCATCGAAATACAAGCGAAATAAAATCCTAACCGTCCGAATCTAAAACGATAGGGCATCTCGGCACAACGCCGGGGTGCCTTTTTTTATTGCCCGGAAGGGTAGAAAGGAATCATGGAAAAGACGGTCAATCTCAAAAATGATGAAGTGTTTCGGCACTCCGTAAGCCTTAATCAAAACCGAAATTACACGGCGCAAGTTTTGCAACGCGCGGAGACAGCCCGCGAAATGATTTGCGATCTTTTGGTTCAAGGGAAACTGGATACTACTGATTTGAAAATTATTGCCGCCCGCGATTGCTCTCCCATGCCGTCGCAATCCGAGGTAAGCCGAATTATCAAGGTTAAGCGCCGGACGGTATGCCAGCGAATAGCGCGGTTTAAGCGTTTATTTGCAAGGGTTCACCCTGTTTCGTGGTGACGATTGTTGCCAGTTTGCCCCCTAAAGGTGAGGGGAGTGCAATGCAATCAAGAATTATACATCCTAACCTAAACGTGCATTTTGCTATTCCCCTCTAAATTTAAGGGGCGCGCATGGCTACCACATTAACCGAAGTCGAAACCGCCATAACGCAGGTGCAGACATCCGGCCAGTCATTCACAGCTGACGGCATCACCTATTCCCGCGCTAATCTTTCCGCGCTTATCCAGTTGCGCGACAAGCTCCTTAACTCAACGGCCCGCTCAGCCGGCCAGCGTCCGTTATTCCGTGGATTTGATTTTACCACACTGGGGTACGATTAATGCGCTTAGGCCCATTTAAATTCGAGTATCAGGCCGTGCAGGACAAAGGGCGGCGACAAGCGCCCAAGTCTCGCGTGTACCACGAGAGCGAAGTCCTGAATAAGCAGCGGCGGCTCAAGCTACAAGCCACCGCGCAAGATCAGGCCCGCAATCAATCCCTTGTGGCGTGGATGACGCGTAAGCATCTGGATTACGTTTCCAAGTTCCATTTTTCATTTCGCACCGGCAAACCTAAAACCGACGCGCTTATCAACCGTATTTTCTATTGGCACGGCGCTCCACGCAATCTGGATTACCTTGGCCGTTTCGGACGTGATGAAATGTTCCGGTTGTTCGAGTTGGAAAAAGTTTTATGCGGAGACGCCGGACTGCTGAAACTCGTCGAACTCAAACTACAGGCGATTGAGTCGGACTTGATTGCAAATGGATCCGGGGCACCTACGAACGTGAATGACAGCGGCCTTGTTGTGGATGCCAAAGGCCGAGTGTTGCAGTATGCAATCTGCAATCGCGGAAGTATGGGTGGCGAGTGCAAGTTTGACCATCTAGAGGCGGCAAACAATTTAATTTTCGATGGCTACTGGAACCGCTTTTCGTCTCAATTTCGCGGCGTGTCCCCTTTGTCCACGGCGATCAATACCGTCCAGGACTTGCACGAGGGCTTTGAGTTTAATCTTATCAAAGCCAAGATGCACGCGCTGTTTGGCGTTGCGATATATCGCGATGCACAAGGTGATGGAAACATGGGCGGGGCTGCCGGAGCCAGCTCAACTGCGGCATGGGTAGCCTCGGATTACAACTGGACGGCGGGCGATTATTGCACATATTTAGGCAAGCTGTACGCCTGTAATTCCACGCATTCCACGACAAGCGCGAGCGTGTTCAACACTGATTTAGCGGCGGGCAAATGGACGCTCGACGCCAGCGCGTCAGGATTAAATCTTGATCCGCGCACAATCAACATGCTCGACCTTAACCCTGGCGAAAAAGCAGAAGTGCTGGAATCCAGTACGCCATCCACGGAGTTTGTCGAAGGCTCGTATCTTTTCATCCAGATCGCAATGCTCGCGCTGGATATTCCAATCACCTGTTTTGATTCACGCCGGTCATCGTTCTCGGCTCGCATTGCCGACCTGAACGAATATGAGGTCAGTTCCGACTATAAGCGCACAAAAAACCGATATGTACGCAAGGAATATAGTGACTGGGTGTTGGAGACAATCTGGAATGATGACGCCTCTCCGTGGAAATTGCGCGATGTGGCCACTGCTGAAGGTATGGCCCTGCGCGACATTCAGGAATCCGTCGAATGGATACCTTCCGGCTCTCCCTGGCTCGACAAGTACAAACAGATTCAGGGCGATCAACTCGGAATCAGTATCGGTCTGGACAACGCCATTGATGCCTGTCGGCGGCGCGGTTCGGACGTGTTTGACAACATCGACAAACAATCTCAGGTCATTGCGTATGCAAAACTCAAAGGCGTTCCGCTGGTAGCGGCGGGATCAGCAGACCGCACGGCGGGAGAAATAGACAACGCCGAAAATCCCGACACACCGCCAGCAAAAGGAGCAAATAATGAATGAACTCGACCTGTCGAAAATACCCGCCCGCGCTTGCATCATGTGCGTCGGAGAATTTGAACTCAAAGATAACGGCGAAAAATCTAAAACTGCGCCGGTTCGTCTCGTTGCGCGCACGGGAAAAGCTATTGAACACTGGTTTTGGGGCCGCGTCGTGCACGACCTGGCCGGAATGCACCTGTCTAAATCCCGTATCCCCATTGACTACGTGCATGACAGCAAGGAAATAGTCGGATACCTGAATCATTTTGATACAGCCAGCGGCGACCTTGTGACCAGCGGCGCGCTTGTTCCGTTCAAGGAATCCGACCGCGCCACTGAAATTATACACAAGAGCCGCGCCGGTGTGCCCTATGAGGCCAGCATCAACTTTGGTGGAGACGGAATTAAGGTTCAGGAAGTCGGCGAAAAAGAAATAACCGAAGTCAATGGCGCGCAATTCGAGGGGCCGGGAATAATCATCCGCGAATGGCCCTTGCGCGGTGTAGCAATTTGCCCTTACGGGGCGGACGCCAATACGTCGAGTAGCGTGTTGGCGGAAAACAGCAAAACATTCTCGGCGTCGGTTGTTTCCGCGCCGGAAGCCAAAACGAAGGAGCCTGTCAAAATGAAAAACGACAAGCCTGTTGAAGTTCTGGCCCAGGCCAAAGCGCCCGAGGCCGCGTCAGCGTCCGAAGTGAAATTAGAAGCCGTCGAACAGCCGCCCGTAGAGGTGAAGCCGGTTGAGGCCGCGTCAGTCGCCGCCGTCGAACCCGCGCCCGCCGTCGAAGCGAAGCCGCCCGAGGTTAAAACAAGCGAACCCGCTGCACCGGAAGTTAAGTCCTTGTCCCGTGAAGAATTCGCCCGTATCGCCGACAAATTTGGCGACGCCATTGCCGCAAAGGTGATGCGCGATGGTGGGGATTTCAGCACGGCGATGGAATTGGCGTTCGATGCGACCAAGAAAGAGAACGAAACGCTCCACGCGAAAGTGATGGAGTTAAGCAAACAGCCCACCACCGGAACACCCGTCGCCATGACGAGCGTTCAACCCAAGGCCACGCTGTTCAAAACAGGAAAATAAAGGAATACGATCATGCCTGAATCTTATAACACTCTCGCCGGTCTTGTGCAACTCAACGACAAGAACCTGGCCGCCCTGAATGTGACCGACCTGCTGGATGAAGCTCCCTTGCTGAAGGTGCTTTTCGCCCAGGTCGCCTCAAACGGTACTTTGCATAAGTATCTGAAACAAACAACCGCGTCTAGCGCCGGTTTCCGTGCCGCACTGGATGCCGTCGCCAAAACCGCCAGCGCCGACACGCTGGTGACGGACACGCTGGCGATTCTTGATGCCTCGTTCGATACCGATGTGGCCTTGGCCGATGCCTACAAAGGCGGGCGCGATGCGTGGTTGCAATTGGAGTTAATGCGCTCGCTGAAACAGGCGTTTTTCACCGCAGAAAAACAGGTGATCTATGGCGTTGGTAATGATGCCGTTGGTTTTGCTGGCCTGCATGATAACGCCCAGCTTGACGCCATTGCTGATGCGATGGTGATTGAGTGCGCAACCCCTGGTGCTTCTGTAAGTAGCCAAACCAGCGTTTATATCCTGCGCAGCGGCAAAGATGATTGCTCGTTCATCATGGGCAACGAAGGTAAAATCGTTGTTGAGGATGAACCGACAGTTATCGCCAAAGCTGGGGCGGTTCTCACAACGTCGTACTATCCCGCGCTCTATGTGCCGGTGACCGGCTATTGTGGTTTCCAGATCGGCGGCGCGTATAGCGCGGCCCGTATCTGTAATATCGAAACGGCCCTGACCGATGACGATATCTATAACGGGTTGTCCTTGTTCCCTTCAGGCAGACAGCCGAACTTGATTGTAATGAATCGCACGGCGCTAAAACTGCTCCGCGAAAGTCGCACGGCGACCAATCCTTCCGGTGATCCGGCCCCGCGGCCCACGTCGGTTGACGGCATCCCGATTGTGTGCACCGATGCGGTAGTCAGCACCGAGGCAGTCGAAACCTGATAGCGAATAACAGCGGGGCGGAGCGGAGATCCCGCCCGCCCCTCGTATAACAAATAACGCGACGCAACCCAGGAGAAAATGATGAAAAAATATGGAGTAATGTTACTCGCGCTGCTGGTTTGCGGCGCGGTGTATGCTATTACAACCGATCTTACGCAACGCGAGGTGCGCGATCCGAGACAGTTGGAAGCGATTCTTGACGCAAACTTTACCGCCCTGGCTAACGGAACAAACGTAGTTGTCGGCATGACCTTGCCCGCAGTGGATTATAGCGCTGCTACGAACGGTGCGGCAGGGAACATTGCAAGCGGCAATCTTGCTCTTGCACGTATGACTAACGCATTAGTAACGGCGGTTATTCCCGTGGCCGGTATTACAAACGCCTTGACTACGGCTGGCCCGAACGTAAAGGGCAACATTCCGGTTGCCTCAATCACAAATGCGTTGACTACTGGTGGCGCGAGTATCGGGGCCAATATTCCCGTAGCGGCCATTACCAACGCACTAACAACCGGCGGAGCAAGCATCGGTGGAAATATTCCTCTCGCGGCCTTGACCAACGCCCCCGGCGCGGCAGGATTGATAGTATTTACCAATTCGTTTGGTAATGTCACCAACATCATAACGGTTATCGGTAAGTCAACATTGGCTCCGTAGTCGAAAATAACTTAAAGGGGTTGTCGGCAATCCGGCCGCAACCCCAGCGAGGAAGGATAAAATATGCGCAAATTTATTTCAATGGCGTGCGTTAGTCTATTGGCTTGCGCGTGTTTGGCTGATCAGAACCCCGACCCGCGCACAATCACGATGGCGATGGGCGCGAAAACGGGGCTGACGAATACGATCAATAACCTGCGCGGCTATCTGGATGAAATTCAGGTGTCATGCTCTGATGGCATATCCACCGGGACC